GCCGACGATCACTCAGGGCACCGGGGTCACGGTCAGTCCGGCCGCTATTGCCACGGCCGCAACGACACCGGCCGCAACGATCAGCACAGGTGCTGGAGTCACCGTTTCGCCATCGACCATTGCGGCGTCAGTATCTACTCCGGTTTCTTCGATCAGGGTCAACGAAACACTCCTGCTTGCGGTCATCAGCGCAGGGGCCACCACTCCGGCTGTAACGATCACGCAGGGGTCAGGGGCCACAGTTGCACCGGCCACGATCAGCACGGCCGCTACGACGCCCACAGTGGCTGTCACGCAAGGCTCAGGCGTTACCGTTGCGCCCGCTTCGATCAGCACGGCAACTACTACTCCTGCTGCCACAGTTCAGGTCAGCGACACTGTCTCTCCTGCCACGATCGCAGCCACTACGGCTACTCCTACTGTCACTGTCACGACCGGCACGGGCGTCACAGTTTCTCCTGCTTCGATCAGCACACTTGCCGCCGTTCCGGCGGTCACAGTCACTCAGGGCAGTGGGGTAACGGTAACGCCGAATTTTGTTGCATGTACGACGACGTTGCCGTCGCCCTCGGTGCAGGTTTCCGATGGTGCTTCACCTTCGACAATCGAGGCAGTTGCTTCGGTCCCTTCACCAACCGTCATCATCAACGAGTCGATCGTTGCCGTAACTATCGGCGGGGTCACAACCGTTCCCGTTCCGACGGTCACGGAAGGTTCGGGGATACTAATTGCTCCGGGCACTGTTGCGTCATCGTCCACGGTGCCGAGTGTAACAGTCACCATTGGCACTACTGCAACACCCACCCTCGCAACGATTGCGGCTACTGCGGCAGTGCCATCGCCGTCGATCCAAGTCTCTGACGGTGCAGCGCCCGCCACGATCGAAGCAACCACAACAGTTCCGGCCCCTACGATCACTCAAGGGTCGGGCGTTACAGTTTCGCCCTCAACTATCGCTGCAACTGCAACAACGCCTGCGGTTACCGTTCAGATCAGCGACACGGTTTCTCCCGCAACGATCACGGGCACCACAACAGTTCCGGCAGTTTCGATCAGCACCGGCACCGGAGTCGCCGTTAGCCCTGCGACAATCGCCGCTGTAGCTGCCGTCCCTGCTCCGACCATCACGACGGGCACCGGGGCTGCGCCGTCGCTGGCAACGATCAGCACCGGAATTTCACTCCCTGTTGCTTCGATCAGGGTCAATGAGACTCTGCTTCTTGCAACCATTGCGGGCACTACAACTACCCCGGCGCTAGCCGTCACTCAGGGTGCGGGGGCGACAGTCAATGTCGCCACTATCGCTGCAACCTCTACGGCCCCTGCGCCAACGGTCACGGTTGGAGCGGGAGTAGCGGTCAGTCCGGCTGTCATTGTTGCTACGACAACGGTCCCGGCAGTCACCGTCCAAGTAGACGAGTCGATTGCCCTTGCCACAATCGTTGGGGTTACAACTACTCCAGCGGTCACGGTTACGACGGGCACGGGAATCACGGTCAGTCCAGCCACAGTCGCCGCTACTTCGACAGCTCCTACGCCCACAGTCGTTGTCAACGAAGCGATCGTTCCGGGCAGCATTTCTGCTACCACGGCAGTCCCCGCACCAACGATCACCGAGGGTTCGGGAGTCACTGTTGCCGTAGGCACAATCGCTGCTGCTACTACAACTCCGGCAGTCTCAGTTTCGGTCGATGAGTCCAACACACCTGCCACGATTGAGGCAGTTGCTAGCGTTCCCGCACCGTCGGTAGCAACGGGCACCGGGGTCACCGTTTCGCCTGCAACAGTGGCCGCTACTGCGACAACTCCGGCTGTCTCAGTTCAAGTGGCGGATGGTGCTGCTCCTGCGACGATCGAAGCATCAGCGGCCACGCCGCCTGTCACAGTCTCGACCGGCACCGGAATCACGGTTAGCCCTGCGGCGATCAGCACCACCTCTACTGTTCCCTCAGTTTCAGTTCAGGTCAGCGATGGGGCCGCTCCAGCAACGATCGAAACGGTGGCGGCAATCCCGGCTGTAACCGTCACCGAGGGTACTGGGGTTGTCGTTTCCCCAGCGGCGATTACTGCTGTCACTGATGTTCTTGAGGCAAGAGTCAACTCTCAAGATGCGCTCGTCAGCTTGGGCACCATCGTTGCAGTTGCAAATGTTTTGGGAGTGACCGCAGGCGAAATTATTACGGCGGGAGTCGGAAAGTTTGTTGTAGCGGTCCCGGCTGCGGGGGTATCGAAAGCTTTAGGCGCTTCTAAGGCTACTTCAGCACCTGTCAGCTCTGGCCGTAGCTCGTTACCGACAAGTAATGTCAGAGTCAAACTCGCCAGTAACTCTGGCCGCTCGAAAGCTGGGTAGGTGCCCCCCATGCCTGATGTAGCACTCCGAAAAGGTGATCGGCTTCCATCCCTCACAAGCCAGTTTCTCATTGATGATGATCCCGTTGACCTGACAGGCGGCACTGTTGTTTTTGATATGTGGGCCTCTGCGACGGGAACTCAGGTCATCACTGACGGCCCGGTAACGATCACTGATCTAGTCAATGGCCGAGTGCGGTACGACTGGACTGCTGCCGATGCGCTCCTCGATGCGGGGATTTACGTCGCATCGTTCGCTGCCACCCTGACGGCAAAACAACTGACCGCCCCCAACAGTGGGATGCTGGTCATCGAAATTTTTGCGGAGACTGGTGCGGAATGGAACTACCGGCAGGACTTCACCCGGCAGATTGATGTGGTTCGCTTGCTGATCGGAGACACGGACGCCAACGATCAGTTGTTGTCGGATAGTGAGATCACTTATTTCGTGAATCTTCATGGGACTCCGAACCGGTCGGCTTCGGAAGCCGCTCGTGCAATCGCTGCCAAGTTTGCTCGAAACATGAGTCGCTCGATCGGTGGCCTTCAAGCCGACTTCGCCGCTAAGCACCGGCAGTACCTTGCGCTTGCGGACTCGCTGATGTCGAAGGAAGATGCTTACCCGGTTTCGCCGTTCGTTTCTGGATACATCAAGAGCGACAAGCAGTTGCGGCAGGACGACACAGAGCGTGAGGAAATCTTTGGCCGGAAGGGCGGCATGGACAACCTCCGTGGCACAACTTCGGACGATTACTACCACCGGGCGTACTGATGGCTATCTCAATCGACTGGCAGTTCGTGGGTGATTACCCACACGTTGTGACGATCACTCCAAAAAGTTCGGTCAACGCTTACGGTGAGGATGTGCATAGCGGAACTGCTCGTACCGCAAAAGCTTTTGTCGAGCCGAAGCAAGTTTTGAGCGGCACCGCCCAAATTGACGAGTTGACTCAGCCAACTCGGGCGTACATCAACGACATCACGCTCACCTATGAGGACTTGATTACGCTCCCCGACGGGTCAACGCCAGACATTGTTTCAGTTGAGCGCTTTGATTTCGTTGACGGGCTTGACCACACGATTGTGACGTTCGCATGACTCCCGAAAACTTTTCTCCCGAAGAAGTAGTTGAGCACAACTTGTACTCGTTCGTTGAAGGTGTGATCGACTGGGGAGCTGATGCGGACGAAGTGATCGAGTCGTCTTGCGACTTGGAAAACCCTGACTCTTGTGAGAGCTGCCAATGAAGATGACGGTGAAGCTCAAGGACAACATCCCGGTCGCTGCCGATACAACGGTGGAAGAAGTCGGCATGGCGCTGTACCAAGTTGGCGAGAGAATCATGACGGACTCAAAAGAGAACTACGTTCCGGTTGTCACAGGCGAACTTCGTCGGTCGGGATTCGTGGATTATCCGACTGCTTCTGGCATAGGGAGGATCGAAGTCGTTATGGGCTTCGGCCGAGATTTCCCTGCCCGCAACTATGCCGTGGAGGTTCATGAGGCTCCACCCGAGTACGGGCAGGGCAAGCGCAAGTACCTGACTCAGCCGCTTTTCCACAGTGTTCCCGAAATTCCGAAGTGGATCGCTGCTTCAGTTGCGGCAGCGTTATCACGAAGGTCTTCTAGATGAGCACTCAACTTCTGACCGATATGGGTGAGTATCTTGACTCGGTGTATGCAGCTAGCAGTGGCAAGTACGTTCTAGGCACAAATCTTTTCCTTTCACTGATGCCTGAGTCACCCGACAATTGCATGGCGGTCTACGAGAACTCGGGTGCTCCGCCGATGTATACGTTCGGGGAAACGAAGATTGTCCGGCCGGAGATGCAGATTTACGTTCGCAACACTTCGTATGAGCAAGGACGGTCCGACTGCCAAGAGGTCTTTGAGATTTTTGTAGACCTCACCGAAACGACGGTGAACGACAAGACGTATCATCGAGTCGAGCCGAATGGGATGCCCGGTTTGATTTCACGAGACAGCAATGGGCGTTCGTTGTTTTCAATGAACTTCGCCGTGGTCAGGCCGCTATGACGAATCCTTACGGCGAGTCGTCAACCGTAGATGAGTCTCCTCGCTGCTGGCGTTGTGACAAGTTGCTTGCCGAGAGTTTGACGAGGCCGTGGTCGATTTCGTGTAACCGTTGTAAGGCAAAGAACCAAGGCGGCTCTTGAACCGGTTGGCGGGCCAGCAATAGGCTCAGGTCACAATCGAGTTCGTGCCCTTTGTGGCTTTGCTTCTGGAGTTCCGTGTCCTTGTGACCTTCCTTGGGTAAATCCAGTCAGGGCTGCCCAAGGACAAGTACATGGCAAAGTACCGAGTGAATAGCCAGCTCTTTTATAATGGCAAGACGGCTGACGTTGGCGATGTCGTAAGCGACCTCCCGTCTAATGACATCAAGTGGCTTATCCAACGTGGCGACATTGAGCTTGTCAAGGCTAGCAGTAAGGCCACTACTCATCAGCATGATGAGGTTGAAGAGGGAGACGATGACTGATGGCGTTTATCCACGGCAAGAACACAAGCGTGTTTCTCAACGACTACAACCTGAGTCCTTACTTCAACGATGCGAGTGCTTCGTACTCGGCGGACCCGGCTGAGACAAGCGCATTTGGCACCGATGCCAAAACTTACGTCATCGGCCAGAACGACGGAACTCTCAGCTTGAGCGGCATGTACGAAGCGTCAACTACTGGCACCGACACCGCAGTTCAAGAAGCTTTCGCATCGGTCAACAACCAGAACGAGGTCACCACTTCAGTGATTTACTCGGGCAGCGGAACGCTCACCGCAGGCGATCGAGCTTCGATCATGTTCGGCCACATCAGCAGCTACGACGTTTCAGCCGTCATTTCCGACATCGTTTCGACCTCACTGGAGGTTCAAGGGTCGAAGGGAGTTCAGAACGGGGTGGCGCTGAGTGACCTGTCCACGGTTTCGGCTACGGCGACTTCGGCAGCGATCGACCGTGGTGCAACTGCGGTGACCACTGCCAGCAGTTGCCTCGCTCATGTTCACATTCCGACGAACACTCGTGATGCCGGTGATCTCACCATCGCCATCACGACCTCGACTACTTCGGGCGGCACTTACACCGCCGTCACGGGAGCGACTGCTTCCGACTTCAACACGTTTGCTGCTGGTGCTACGGCCTACCAGCGCCTTGAGATCACAGGCGCA